ATACTGGCAAATCATTAACAGATTCTTTATCGACTCCAGATGACAGTGTATATTCGTTTAACACTGGAAAATCTCTATCAGATTCTTTATCAACACCAACAGATTCAACATCCTTAACTACTGCTAAATATCTTACAGATAGCACTAGTGCTGAAACAGACGATGGATATGTAGCACTTAACCCTTATAGTCAGGGTGGATATTTTGAAGTCCACACTATTATATACGACAATACTATAGACGCAACATTCGGCGCAAATTATTCGACCGATCCGCTAATATAGTCTATTTTAACCCAATAGGAGATTCCTAAAAATGAATATGCATGAACAAATCAAACCAACAGGAAAACTTCGTGTTGTCCAAACCAATTCAAAAGGTGAAACAGTACAAGATTTCGAGGTTCCAAATTTAATCGTTACTACTGGTAAGCAATATATTGCTTCCAAAATGGTAGCAACAACAAACAGCCCAGTTTCTATGGGATACATGGCTATCGGTACTAGCTCTACTACTCCAACAGCAGCTGACACACAGCTTGGTACTGAAGGTGGTCGTGTAGCTCTTACTGCTTCAACTGTATCTTCAAACACTATTACTTACACAGCAACTTTCGGTGCTGGTACTGGTACTGGTGCTGTAACTGAAGCAGGTATTTTCAATGCTTCTTCTGGTGGTACTATGTTGTGTCATACAACTTTCCCAGCAGTTAATAAAGCGTCTGGCGATACTATCGCTATTACATGGGTTGTTACAGTAAGTTAATAAAATATGTCAAATTCATCTTCCCTAGTTAAAACAATTTTTCATAAAACTGTCGCTGAGGCAGTTTATAATGAAATATTATCTAAAACCGCAAAGTACTATTACTTTTTAGGTAAGGTATTGACTTGGGCAGATGAAACTACTCCACCTGTTCCTGTTGATAATGTAAGATACGAACGAGATACTCGTAATCAGATCGCAACTTTAAAGTTAATCCAACCAAATGATGTTTCCTTCGTTGTAAACAGAATTGATTGGATTGCCAATAATGTTTATGATCAATACGATGATCAATATTGTACTCAAGTTTTGGGTATTAATTTAATTTCAGGTGGAGACCAATATCTTTCAGTTCCAAATGTAACTATTGATCCGCCAGATCAAGCAGGTGGTATTCAAGCAACTGCCACTGCTATCATTTATCAAAACTCTGTTGTTGGTTTTACTATAACTAATCCAGGACTTGGATATACCAATCCACCAAATGTTTATATCGTTGATCCAACAGGAGTTGGGTCTGGCGCAACTGCCATGGGAACAATTGGTGTTTCATCAACAGGTGTGTTTAGATTAGAAGATTCTAAATTTTATGTTATTACTGATGANTATAATGTATATAAATGTTTAGATAATAACAATGGTGCGTTATCAACTATAAAACCAATTGGAACTAGTACTTCACCAATTCCACTTTCTGATGGATACATTTGGAAATATCTGTTTAATGTTCCTATTGCACTTAGAACAAAATTTTTAACTGATACACAATTTCCAGTTGTTACTGCATTAAATCAACAATACTACTCTAATGGTGGTATTAATGCCGTAACTATAAACAATTTTGGTTCTGGATATACTGCAGCACAAATTTCTGTTCAGGGTGATGGATACTTGGCAAGCGATCCTGTGTTTCTTTCTTCAGTAACAGTTAATAATCCAGGAACAGGATATTCTGATGGTGATACTATTACAGTTTCTCCACCAGTAACTTCCGTTGCGATTTGGGTTGCAAGCTCTTCTGTTTATCTTGGTAATATTATTCAAGCAGGTAATAATTACTATAAAGTCGTTCAGGCTGGTCAAACATCAAGCGTTTCTCCATCCCATACATCAGGAATTGTTCAAAATGGAACTGCTGCTTTACAGTTTGTTGGCCAAACTGTTCTAACATATCCAACATTTACTGGTTCAACAATTACCTCAGTAAATTTACTTGGTGGTGTTAAAGATGTTGTTATGTCGACATTTGGCAATGGTTATACAACAACACCAACAGTAACATTCTCTCCACCAACACTACCATTCGACGCATCAAGTTCATCAGTTGTTAATGTTTCAACAGAAACAATTACAGTTGGACCACACTGGTTTGTTACTGGAACTCCAGTAACTTATAATGCTCAAGGAAATACTGCTATTGGTGGATTAATTACAAATACACAATATTTTGTAATTAGAGTATCTTCAACAGCTATTAAACTTGCCACTACACAAGCAAATGCTCTAGCTGGTACTGCTATAAATTTAACATCTCTTGGTACTGGAACTCAATCGTTTGATGGTGCTGGTCATTTCGTTGCCCAAGGTATCGCTAATCTAAACAGCACAAATGGCGCAGTTAAAAGTATTACAATAACAAATATTGGGCAGAATTATGCTAGTGTTCCAACAGTAACAATTGGAACACCATGGACTGCTTCTACTGCAGTAACTTATGGTCAACAGTATTTTGTGTCAAATCGTTTATATACAGTAACTTCTGCTGGAACTACTGGATCTACTGCTCCAACTGGAGCTTCGCTAGGAACAGCTTATACTGACGGAACTGCTCAATTAACATATGTTGGAGCAGCAGCTTCAGGAACTTGTGAATTGAGATATGGATATGGGTATTCAGGAAACCCAACAGTAACGATCAATACTACAACTGGTTCTGCGTTCAGCGCATCATTCTCCTCAACAAAATCTGAAGCAAAATTAATACCATTGGTAACAAATGGTCAAATTGATAATGTGCAAATCGATGATCCAGGAATTGGTTATAGCACTGCAGTTATTACTGTAACAGGAAATGGAACTGGTTCTTCAATATCTCCAAATATTTCCATTGGTAATATTGAAAATCTACAAGCAAATACAGAATTATTAGCAACACCAGGAACAATTGATAATATTCCAGTTTTAAGTGGTGGATATGGTTATGGTGGTTCTCCTATAATTACCATTGATGGTGATGGAACTGGTGCTACTGCAGTTGCGTCAACAAGTAATGGTAAAGTAACAAAAATTACAGTTGTAAATCCAGGATCTGGATATACCTATGCTAATATTACAATCACAGGTAATGGATATGGTGCTGTAGCTAGAGCTGTTATTTCTCCATATGATGGAGATAGTAAAAATGCTTACAAAGAATTATTCGCAACTACATTAATGTTTTATAGTAATGTTTCTTTGGACACAAACCAAGGATTTACTGTAAATAATGCATATAGACAAGTTGGTATTATTAAGAATCCATACGCACAGGGAACAACTAATATTTACAATGCTAACTTGGGTTCTGCATGTTGGGTTATTGGTGGCACATACAATGCTTCTAATTTCTTAAAAGACCAAATTTTAACAATCCCAAGAACTGTTACTTTAAACAATGTAACATATACTGACCAGAAACAATATGTTATTGTTGCTGTTGATGGACTTGGTAAATCTATGTTAGTTTCTTCATTAAATAACGACACACCATTAGTTGGTGATGTTATGACAAACCCAAGCAATCAACAGTTTAGTATATCTGCGGTTGGTGCTCCAACTGTTGATAAATATACAGGAGAAGTATTATTCATCGACAATTTAGTGGCATTTACTCCATCGTCTGATGAAGCTGTTACTATGAGAACTGCCATCTCATTCTAAACTAAATAGTATAGAATTTAACCTAAGAAGACCAAAAGATGACTATCAATTTTAATACCGAGCCATATAATGACGATTTCTCGCCTGACAACAAATTTTATAGAATTTTGTTCCGTCCAGGTTTTGCTGTTCAGGCTCGCGAATTAACTCAGTTACAAACAATTTTACAGAATCAGATTCAAAGTCAAGGTTCAGCCATTTACACACAAGGTTCAATGGTTATTCCAGGGCAAGTTTCTATTGATACTTCTGCCAATTATGTTAAACTTGGCACTTCTTATGGTAATACCGTAACTGAATCTTTTATTGGTCAACAAAATAATAAATCAATTACTTCCACAACAAGTGGAATTAAAGCAACAATCGTTGCTGTTTCTCACGCAAACTCAACAGATCCAACAACAATTTTCGTTAAGTATACATCTGCGAACACAATAGCATTTACTGACACTTTTGGAAACACTTACCCAGTCGGATCAAGAACAACATTTACTGATGGTGAAACAATTACTATTGATGATGGTTCTGGAACATTCCAAACTTTAACTACTGTTGGCGCATCGCATAATGTTGCAACAGGTATTGGTTCTTTAGCGTCAGTTGCTCGTGGTGTTTATTATGTTAATGGTTTCTTCGTTCTTTGCGCAGACCCAGTAACAGGTGGTACCCAAACAATTATTCTTGACAAGTATGATAATACACCATCATATCGTGTTGGTTTAACAGTTAGCGAAAAAACAATTACTCCAGAAGTAGATTCAACTCTTCTCGATAATGCTCAAACATCATATAACTATGCAGCTCCAGGAGCTCATCGTTACTTTATTGATTTAACATTATCAACTTTACCAATTGGTAGCACAAGCGATTCTAATTTTATTGAATTGTTACAAGTTGAAAATGGTCAAATTCAGCGTATTGTTAATACAACTCAATATAGTATTATTGAAGACGAATTAGCTCGTCGTACCTATGATGAGGCTGGAAATTATACAGTTTCTCCTTTCCAAATTGATGTTCGTGAAGCGAGAACAAACAATCGTGGAACTTGGGCAGCAGGACAAACATATTTAAATGGTGATATTGTTTCTTACAATGGAAACTACTATGTTTCAACAAGCGTTGCTGCCACAACATCAGGTAATATTCCACCAACAACAACTTCTTTGACAACTCCAGTATACGATGGTCCAGGATCTACTGGTGTTTACTGGCAGTATACAAATAATCCAATTTTCAATCGTGGTATCTCCTTAACTGGAGATGCAAATAGTTTGGCTATTGGTCTTGAGCCAGGAAAAGCATATGTTCAAGGTTACGAAATTACTAAAGTTGCAACTGAATATGTAACTATTCCTAAGACAAGAGATGCAAGTCACCAAGTCCAAGTTGCTGGTGCGACTATTCCACAAACTGTTGGTAACTATGTTTTAATTGAATCATTAAATTATGTTCCACCAGTTGACACTTATGCTCAAGTTACATTATATAATGAAACTACTGTTCTAGGTCGTGGTTCTTCTTTATCAGGAACAAATATTTCTGGACAAACAGGATGTGTCGCTGTTGGTACTGCTCGTATTGGTTTTATCGAGTGGGATAATGGAACTATCGGCTCAGCTACTGCTCAATATAAAGCATCATTGTTTGACATTGAAATGAACATTGACCCAGAAGGTGGTAATTATACATTCGAAAATGATGTTAAATCAATGTACTATGCTGGTGGCTCTGCTGCTACAACATTTACAGCAGATATTGTTCCAACATTAGTTCCTATGACTGGTGCTGTTAATGCTTCTTCAAGCACAACAGTAACTGGTGTTGGAACTTCTTTCCAAACTATTTTAGAAGTTGGCGATTATGTTCAGCTCGGAAGTAGTACTTCAAATATCCGTAGAGTTACTGCAATTGCTTCTCAGAACTCCATTACAGTTGACTCAGCAGTTACTATTACTAATGATATTATTTCATTGATTACTGCTAAAATTAATGAACCACAAAATGAATCATTAATTTTCCCATTACCATATTACGCTGTTAAATCTGTTACAGCTGCTGATGCATCTAATCGTGTAATTTATAGTGCATATGAAAAATTTACTGGAACTACAACTTCTGGTTCTGGTGGTTACTGTACATTAACTATCGCTGCTCCAAGTGGAGTAATGATTTCTGCAGCTCAAACTGATAACTACCAAGTTGTTGATGCTACAACTGGTTTAACTGTAAGCAATTCAAATTACACAATTGTTGTTAATCAAGGTTCAGCAACAATT